GATTTTTATAAGAGTCTGCATTAAATACAAACATCTGAGCTACGCCAGGCGAGTCTATGCGATACCAAAACAAAGTATTGTTATGCCTGATAACTCTGTACTTTGGACTTTGAATAGATTGATATATGGCCGCATAAGCCTTACGCCAATCCATCCCAGATTCTTTAACTTCTGTGGAATCTTTAACAATGTCTTGGGTAGACATCCTCATGGCGTACCTGTCGCAATGAGGATTCCTTCCACGGCTATACCAACCGCAGCCGTACTACTTGGAGTGTTAGCTTGCCATTGAATATCTGTTTTTGCCGCATAAGCACGAGGTGCTACCCTATAAGAAGTATAGCTATTTCCAAATGGAGCTTGTAGCAAAATAGTTATTAATCCAGAACTGTTTTGTGTAAATACACGGTATGTACAGTAAGAACTAGATAAGTTACCAACCTGATTTGTATAAGCATTTACCCTGGTTAGATAAAAAGTATATCCATTTGGAACGGTATATATCATGGCTTGATTCTTACCATTACCTGCGGTTATTTGTGCATACGTTGTAGTCTTACCTGCATTAGATAAATAAAGTGTACCTACTGCGTTATTACTTCCTGTAACTGTAATCGTATTGATTCTCAAATAACTGTTTGCGGTTGTAACTCCAGTCGTGCCATTGGTCAAAACTTTTGTTTCAGATAGATTGTTGTAGCTTGCATCAAGACCACTGATAAGAACAGATACCGCCGTATCAGAAGCAGATGAGCTATAAAGCAACATCGTAGATGCAGATCCAGGATATGTATAAGTTGTTGCGTTTTCCCAGACTGGTATAAATGTTGTACCAACAGATGGTTGGTATCCATAAATATTAACAACAGATGCGCCTGTAACCAAACCCCTGGCTACCTGTAAATACTGTGGTAGTGCTAAAGAAGATTCTGTGTTAGTAATAGAACTATTAGGATATACGGTAATCATATTGCCTCACCTCCACTGGCAACAATCGTACATCCAGTAGCGCTTGCGGATATTTGTATGGTTGATCCTGTGAGTAGGATCTGTGATCCCGTCCATTGAAGTGTACTGTTTGCTGGCACTGATGCGCCGTATAGCAATGCATTACTTGTCGAAGCCGTACCCGCACTAGGCACAATATAAATGTTAACTGTAATAGCTCCACTCGTGGTATTACATATATCCATATCTTTCAGGAATGTCCTGGTCGATGTGGGCACAGTATAAAGCGTAGTCGTAGAAGCAGTAATGGCCGCCTGACCTAATTGATTTGGAGTAATGTTTTGATAAGTCATATGCCACTCATATCCAACCAAGTTAATACACTAGCACTGTTTTGATTAAATGTACCTGCACCTGTATTAACTTTTAACACATTGTCTTCTATTGTGTCTACATAGACCTGTCCAGTTCTTAGCGTACTGTATTGTGATTGTTTAGCCAATGTAGCGTAATCAAAGATAATACCGTTTAAAGATATGATCTGCTGGGCGTTAACCTGGTTTAAGAATAGACGTAAAGAGTTGATCAGCTTATTCATATAAACCTGATCGTACTTATCTGGCGCAACAGGAAACGCTGGCGGATTTTGATTCTGTAGCATTCCCATATTAGCCCCTTAATCCATCTGATTTCCAATCAAACCTATGTATACCTGACTGCCAAGATAGATTTAACTGATTACTTGCTATGGTAAAGAATATCTGTCTGCCCCGCACACGGATATTCACTTGTCCAGTAAACTGCTCAATCGTGGCAGTAGCTACTGAGTTATTGTAGTAGGACACAGTACCTGTTTCTGTGACCGTACCCGTGCTGACATTACCTATAGACTGAGGTGTATAAGCTCCTGTACCTGAGTTGTACATAGGATAAAAGCTCATGGTTACCTGTGGATTAGTGGCAGTAGATCCATAAAACGTAAAGTCTGGCAATATACGGTTGATAAAAGATGCCGCTCCACTGCCGTCTTGTACATCAAACTCGGAAGATGTAATGTAAGTATTTAGAGCCGTAGCGGTTCCTGTCTCGTTATTGTTATATCCACTTTCATGGAATACTAGTGTATTGTTTCCTGTCGCTCCAACGGGATAGTTGTATAAACCATTTTGTAGCCAAGCAGTACGGCATAGGTATCCATAGTACCAAATATCTAATTCATAGTTGTATATGACATAGGTATCGTTGTATCCGTTAGAAGAAGAGTTAGATGTATAGAACCACCACACTTCGTTGAACTGTTCGTTCGTTCCCGCATAGACTTGTTGGTATTGAGCCGTGTTGATATTATCAAATATAAACTTCTTGAGGTCGCATCTCAGCGTGGTCAAAGCACCATCGTACTTATAAAACTTTCCATACCCCATCCAGTAAGCTGCACCGTTTGCATATACCGCTGCATTAGGACTAACGATAGATTGCGTTTCACCGACTAAGGTAAATGTCCATACCGCAGGAGTTCCTACATACTGTCCGCCATATATAGATGAATCTGTATATACAAGAATCTGTTGGTTCATCTGTAAAGCGGTAATGATCTTTGTCCCGTGGGATAGCGGTATAGAACCTGCTTGATTAGTAGAACTAGGAGTCCAGGTCGTTACGCTTTCTTGGTCTGACCAGCGCACAAGCATAGGGTTAAATGTAGAGCTTGCCGTATCGTTTGTTCCAAACACAAGAATAAATCTACTTGAATCAGAAACAATAATCCAGTTTGCATTGATTGGCAAATCGGTTCCGCCAAAGGATAAAGTAGCCGCAGCATTGTTTGCAGTCGCAGCTTGGGATAAAGTGAGACTTGTTCCACTTACAGAAGCTACAGTTGTACCAAAGGGTATACCCGTACCTGTAACTACAGATCCTTGGTAAATGCTTGAGTTTGCAGCAGACAAAGTAACCGCAGTAGATGTCGCAGCAATGCTTGCCGTCTGAGTTGTGATAGGTATAGTAGCTAAAGATATGGCGGGTGTAGTCAAACTATTACTACCGTACCAGTAATATATCGGGCCACCAATAGGATTGAATATCAAGTCTTGTCCGTTGTTGTCCTGTGACCATAAGCGAAGTGGTATAGATTGAGTAGCTCCATTACCCCATGTTCCACCACCCCAAGCTCCTGCGCCCCATCCATTCTGAACTTGTGTAAGCGCTGGGCCTGTATTGATCTGGTATGTCGCTACTACGGCTGATCCACCGCCTGATCCTGACGCATTGGCAGTCGTTGCCGCCGTCACGGTATAAGTCGTAGGAGATAATCCCACAACAGTAATTTGATATGAACCACTCAGCGTAATGCCGTTTACAGTCGTAGCACCGCTAAAAGATACAAAGTCGTTATTAAGATAACCGCCATTTGTATCTGTAACCGTTACCACCCGTGAGCCGTTTGTTGTGGTAAAAGGATTGGATCCAAGAGTAACTACAGATCTGATCGGCGTGATATCGTAGTAAGCACCACCAAGCTGAGCATAGAATTTAAGGTTTGTTCCTACGCCGATATAGGTTAGGTAAGACAAAGTAACCCAAGACCAAAGAGAACGGCATACACCCAAGAACGCAGAGGTAACAACTGGAACCCATCCGCCTATACTCTCAGGCATACCCTGGCGGAAACGGACTAAGTTAGATTCGTACCATCCCGTCAAATATCCAGCCGCATTGTTAACCCCTAATAGCTGAGTAGCGTATCTGGTATTTTCCCTGTTAACCCCAGGACGGACAACAATATCTTTTAACGGCACGGCTATTCCTCTTAAGCAAAGACTGATGCCGCATGGTTGGTTAAAGCAATGCGATCCTCTAGTCCTATTGTCCCACCATTGATCCTCTTGGTCAACGCTACCCAGTCTTTTTGATCTGCCAAAACATTACATCCATGCGTCTTCCAAAACCATCCACCAGACATGGCGGCGTACATAGGCGTAGCCACCAGATCAGGTTGAGCTACAAAGTCCATATTAATAGCTTGTCCACAATGCCAATAATTGTCATGCCCCGTGAGTTGGATAACCCCTCTGCCACGGAAACGATAACCATCTCCGCTTGCCTCATCACGGTTGCCCATACGCCCTGAATAGACTTTATTAGCAATTTTTTGTGGATTATGTGCGTAGTCGTTCACATTTGAGGTGTTGAAACGGGTTGGCCATAGCTTCATCAATGTCTCAGCCTTGTAGTTTAGATTCTCCTCCAGGAGTCTAAAGTTACCTGATTCATGTGAGCATTGGGCTATAAAGGCAGAAACCTCTTCTTTGGAGTTAATGCCAAAAGCTGCAAGGGTAGTATTGATAGGTTCTACCCATTCAGACCCAATCTTGAGTAAGTTTAATTGTTGTGCCGTTACGTTCATTTAACACCCTTGTTAATTATTTCCCTGACGCTGTTGTACTGTTGGATGCAGGAGTTGAGCTGGATGATGGCTGAGTCCCCGTCTGCTGCGATGGCGATAAGATCTTTAACAGTCTGTCGCTCAGTGTCGGATTCTGGGGCTGAATCTCTGGAGCCAGGGGCGGCATTTGGATTGGCTTGTACGCTACAGGTGGACGGGAGGCGCAACTCGCCAGAATCAGCACGAGCATTAAGACTAACTTGTTTGGACTGTACTTCATCTTTGGCTTTCCTTAAGGCTGAATTTGCTATATCAATCTTCTTGCTTAACTCTACTTCTTTTGCTCTGGCTTCTGTGTTGAGTCGTTCGATTTCCACTCTGTCTTCCTCAACTCTTTGCTCATATCCTTGATGATGAGCATAACCATACACGCCACCAAGTGCACAAAGCAAAGCCAAAATAAGATAAGGGTTAGGTAGTCCAAACATATCACCTCAAGTCAGCTTTTAAGTTTGCTATACGCTCACGCTCTTCCTCATCCAAGACAGGTGGGGTTTTAGGCGGAGGCGGTGGAGTCCATCCAGATCCAGATACAAATGATATTTCCTTAACAGGCGGAGCTACATAAGCATCCTTACCAGCCTTGACGTTATTCATCATAGCCGTTGCCTCATTGGTCAAACCTTTGGTCATAACACCACCGATACCGCCTACGATCAATAGGACGATATCATTGAGCATCTTGGTAAAAGCCTGGTCTATAGGAGCCATAGCCTTGATAGGTTGGCTTACAAACATCACGCTATAAATAAGGGTAACTACTATAAAAAATAGTATGAGAGTTACCATCACAATAACAAAAGCCCTGACACGGGCTTCTATCTCATCGGCAGTTAGTCGTGGGCTGCTGTTGGGGGTTAGCAGGAGCAGTAGTAGTTCCTTCAATTTTCTTCTCCAGTATTGGGGCTACAAGGTATTCGGGACAGTCTTGGGTGAATTCACAACGAGGATGCTGGCACTGAGCAGCGCCGAAATGGTCTGGGTCTTGGCAGTAATAGCG